GCAAAAAGCAACAATATTATTTTTGATAAAAATACTTTATTAAAAGTTGGACCAGATTCTATTAGAAAAAATGAGGTTGCTACAAAACAATTTATAGATGATTTAATTTATAGTGGCAGAGCTGAACAAGTAGAAGGCACTAATAACTATAAGATTAGAGATAACTTTGAGTTTGATATAGCTAGAAAAGCAGAAGGGTTTAATGAAACACCAGAAGAATTTGGTGCAAGACTTACTGCAGAAGGTGTATTACCTGCAGAATCTATTGCAGATTTAGTAGAAAAAGAAAGAACGAATCAGGAAAATTTATTACCACCTGTAGAGATAGAACCTAAATTTATTAACTATGCTGAGACTTTGCAAGAAGGTAAGGTTAGCAAGTTTGCAAAAGAACTTAGAAAAAGATTAGATGGCGTTGGCTTAAAAGATACTGGTATTGTTGTAAGTGATGACATAATTTCTACTACTACATTAAGGAGAGTAGATGGAGAAATAAAGTATGATCCAAGAAGATTAATTGATCCTAGAACTGGTGATAAAGCTGAAGGAGAATATGATAAAAATACAGATACTATATTTATATCTTTAAATGCAGTTAATCCTGATGGTGGTGCTACAGAAGTAGAAATAGAAGAAAGACTTAGAAAAGTATTAGACCATGAGATGATTCATGCTCTTAGAGCAAAAGATTTAATTACTGAAGCAGAATATCAATATCTTAAAAAACAAGTAGAACAACAAAAAGTTCCTAATACTAATACTACTTTTCTTGCACAAGCACAAGGTACTTATTCAGATATTGCTGCAAAAACAAGAACATCAGCAGAAGCTACAGAATTTCTTTATGAGGAAGCTATAGCAGAACTATTTAGAAAGAAAGATTTACTGGTTAATACTCCACCTAAAGTAGATGGCATATTTAATAAGATAATTCAGTTCTTTAAAACTGCAGGACAAGCAATGCGTAGCTCAGGCTACAAGAGTGCTACAGAAATATTTAATAATATAGAATCTGGCAGAGTTGGTGCAAGAGAGAGAGGAGTTGTGCGAACTACAAGACTTGTAGATGCAGGTCGTATTCCTGCTAGTTTTCTTACAACAGAAGAACGAGATGAAGTTATAAGAGCACCAGAGCCAATTCCTGGTGATGAGATAAGACAGACTCTAAGACCTAGAGGCATAAGACCTACAGCTATACCAAAACCAACACCAGCACCACCAGTGCCACCAGCACCAACAGGTCCTGTTACACCACCTACTACACCTACAACTATTTATAATTCTCGTACATTATCTAATGCACAATATAATTCTGAGAGAGAAAAAATAATTAAAGGTTTACAAGATGCAAAAATATTAGATAAAGACGTTTTTGATAAAGATGGTAATGTAACTAAAACTATTAAAGGTAATAATGATTCTGTAAAAATGATGAAGTGGTTAATAGATAATTCACCAAGTCAAGATTATAAAATTATTGCAGGGAAAGTTCACAAATCTTTATTAGCATTAAAGAAACAAGGAAGATCATTTCCTTTAAATTTTAAAGTAGGAAATATAAATGGTTTAACAGGGCGTATTAGAGGTCAAATTAATCCTAGTGGTAAAGAAGATAAATTTGGTCAACCTTTTACTTATACTATGTCTTTAAATGATGATGGCAAAGGATTTAATTCTGCTCCATTGGCTAGTGATCAAAATTATCAAGATTGGAAAACAAAAAATGGTGTAAATTTTGAAACTATATTACATGAAGGCATACATCAGGCTACTTTAGCTCAAATTTATGCTGCATCAGGTAGTCCAAGTATATTAGCTAAATTATCTCCTGATGGTGGTTCTAAAGCACTAAAAGCACAAAAAGAATTAAGAAGTCAAGCTAATAGAATTAGAAATCATTATAGAAGTAAGATGAGATTCTATGAAGATTTATCAGATAAAATACTTCAAGATGTCAGCACTGGTGATCAAACAAATTTAGAAATATTTAAAGATGTTTATTCTAAAGCTCCTGAAATAGAAAAAACAATAGCAAATATATATTTAAGACAATATGACGATGGAATTATTACTAAAACAGAAAAATCATTAGAACGAGACAGAAAAAGAAATTTTGAAAACTATTACATTAAATATCAGTTATATGGTACACAACCTCAAAATAGAGGTGATGTTTCAGAACTATTAACATTTGGTTTAACTAATAGAAATTTTCAAGAAATGCTTGAATCTATACCATTAGGTAAAGATGCTACTGGTAATTTATGGAATAAATTTGTAGAAGTAATTAGAGAATTATTAGCTGTGCCTGCAAAACTTAATACAGAATTATCTGCATTTCTTAAAAATGCTTCTACAGCATTAGACTTACAAACAACTGGCATCAATCTTGATACAAGAGATGTTAGAGATGTGCCTCTATTTAGTAGACCACCAAGAGATGAATCATCTGGTATGGCTGCTGATTTTGTTCCACCAATAAGAGGTCCAAGAGCTAGTAATTTATTAGAACAAGTTGATGGAGATGGTTTTTCTCCGTCAGATATTTATACAAATCCACAATTTTATGTCGCATCATATGGCATGAATAATCCAGAACAAAAAGCTATTTATAAAGAAACTATGGCTTTTATGAATAAGTTAAGAAAGATTAAAGGTGATCCTAATGCAACTATAACTATGTATAGAGCAGCACCTACTGAAGAATTGCGTGAAGGAGACCTAATAACACCATCTAAATCAGAAGCTCAATATTATGTTGATCAATCTAAAATAACTAAGAAAGAAATAAAAGAATCAGATAAAGCTAGAAGAATACAAGATAGATTAGATAGAGGTGTAGATGAGCTTACTGCTAGGAGAGATGAAGGACTATTTGATGCTTTTGATTCAATGCTAACAATACCTGAAGATACTCCATCTAAACTATTTACTTATAAATTAAAAGCAGGTGATGTTCGTTGGGATGGTAATTCATTAGAAAGATGGGGATATTTTCCATCTGAAGTAGTAGATATAGGTGGAGATATACCTACTTTTAGTAGAGCACCAAGTAGATTTCCAACAACACAAGAACAAATAGATACTGCCTCTCAACAAATATTAGAAGATAGTCTTAGCTATCATAGTAATTTAGTAGACAAAACAGAAAGAGAGTTATTTCAAGATACATTAAGAGGTGATGAAAGAACTACTCTTGATAGAAGGCTTTTTAATGCACAAGCTGTTGTTACTAAAACAGAAAAAAGATTAGAAGAATTACAGACTGGCACAGGACAGTTACCTTTATTTAGTAGAAAAAGGAGAGATGATACAGGCACAAACTCACAAGAAAATATACAATTAAGAGAAGCTCTAGCAGAAGCCGAAGAAACAGTTAAACAAACACCTAGGGGTTCAATACCTTATTACAATTTAAATGCCTCAGATACAGCTTTAAAGGCTGCCATAGACTTTAATAGAGACCTATCTGCTACAGCACCAGATGACATACCTAAGTTCTCAAGACCTACTCTTGATAATGTAGACCCTAATATTGCAGAAGCAGCAGAAAGATTAGGTGGTGAACATAGACCAGATGTGTCTTGGGGTGCTAGAACTATTGAAGCAGTAAAAGACCCAGTCACATCTATTAGTAATGTATTTAAAAACTTTAGAACAAATTTTGTAGATAAATTAGATGCAGTAGAAAAGAAAATAATACAAGCAAAAGAAGATAATGAAGATGTAAGACTTGCAAATAATACTGCTGATACAGCTACTATGGCTGCTTTAAGATTAGCAGATAGAGCTAGAGGTTTATTTGCAGGACTTCTTACTAGAGGTTATGTAACTGATGTTATAGATGGTCAAGCAGCTTTAGCAAATATAAAAGACCTAGAGTTAGAAAATGGAGAAACAGGTGGTTTAGTACAAATATTAGCACCATTGTATGGAAATCCTGATGTTAATTTAGAACAAGTATTTAAGTTATATGCTACTTTAAAAAGAGCAAAGACATTTGATGAAACTGGTAAAGAAATAGATACACCAGTAAGACCTGAAGATTTTGCTCTTATAGAACAAATAGAACAGCAACATCCAGAAGTGGTAGAGGTCTATAACAATTATCAACGATGGAACAATAGACTAATAGAGTTTGCAGAAAATAAAGGTTTATTAGACCCTGAACAAGCTCAGATGTGGAAAACACACTCATCATATTATCCTTTCTATAAACAAATGATAGATGATGCAGATATGCAGGGACCAAGAATAGCAGGTGGATCATTACCTAATAACCCATTAAGTATAAAGATTACTGGATCAGAGAAACCTATTGATGCAGACCCAATAGAAGCTATATCAAGAAACTCACTATCTATTCTTACTGCAGCACTAAAAAATGATGGTACTGCCAAATTATTAAGAGACTTACAATCAATAGGTGAAGCAAGAAAAGTAAGTGCTAAACAAGCAGGTAGATTAAATACTATATTTGTTTTTGAAGATGGTATAAAACAATATTATCAGTTAGATGATGTTAATTTATTTCATGGCATACAAGCTATCGGTGGCACAAGTGTAGGACCAATAGCACAAGTACTAGCAATGCCTGCAGGATTATTAAGAGATACTGTTACAAGAGACCCTGGATTTGTTGTTGTAAACATATTAAGAGATACCTTATCTTCTGCTGTAACAAGTGGTGCTCCATATACACCATTTGTTGATTCAGTAAAAAATATGTTTGGTGAGATGGAAAACTTAGAAAAGTTTGGTGTACTTGGTGGTTATGATTTTGCCAATGATGAAGGTAGTGTAAAACAATTTATCACTAGAACAATGAGACAAAAAGGATTGACACCAAATAATGGTATGTCAGCCTCTGGAGCTTTCTTTAAATTATGGGATGGTCTTGGAGCACTTACCACTAAATCTGATGGTGCAACTCGTATGGCAGTATATGATGCTGTATATAAGAAACTAAAGAATGAAGGTTATACAGAAGCACAAGCTCAGTCCGAAGCAGCGTTCCAGGGATTAGAAATAATAAATTTTGGAAGGCGTGGTTTAGACACTAATTTCAGAATAGTTACTGCAGCCATACCATTTTTAAATGCAAGAATACAAGGTTTAGATGTTCTGTATAGAGGATTTACTGGTCAATATTCTTCTGTAGAAAAACTTGGTGAGGGTGAAACACTTAAAGATGTTCAATCAAGGATAATGAGGAGAGCATTATTGAATGGTGGTTTGTTGTCTGGTTTAACACTATTGTATTACTTGATGGTGCATGATACAGATGAATACAAAAATCTTAAACGAGAAGTAAGAGATGATAACTGGGTAATACCTATAGGTAGTGGAAATGCAGTTAAGATACCTATTCCATTTGAGGTAGGTATGTTGTTTAAAGCTATACCTGAAAGAGTGTTTGATATGACCTTAGGAGATGATGCTTTTACAAGAAAATCTGCTGATGAAGCATTAACCTCTATAACTAGACAATTAGGCACTTCAGCAAATATTCCATTCTTCCAGCCAGGTGCTGGTTTGCAATTAATTAAACCAATAGCTGAAGTTAGAGCTAACAGAAATAGTTTTACTGATACAGAAATTGTGCCTTACTATCAACAACAAAAGGAACCTGCACTACAAGCAAGGGCAACTACCAATGAATTTGCAAGAATTATGGGTGAGTTTCTTAATGTTTCACCATCAAAGATAGAACACATTATGAGAGGTTATACAGGAACTCTTGGTGGATATGTATTAGCTTTAGTAGATACTATCACTAGAGGAGCTACAGGAAGTCCTCTACTACCTTCTAACTTTGAATTAAATAAACTACCAGTCATTAATAGACTATTACTTGATTTAGATAAGTCTGGTGGCTATCAGCAACAATTCTATGAGTTAAGAGGTGAGGTTGACAGGGCAGTAGCAACTATCAACTCGCTACAGAAACAACAACGATTTGATGAGCTATCAGCTTACAGAAGCAATATGCAAGGCGTGTTGAATGTCAAAGGTCAAGTAAGAGCGATTGAGAGATACTTAGACAACTGGAGAAAGCGTAGAGATAGACTGATGAGAGATGAGAACATATCTGTATCAGTTAAGTCAGATATGCTTCGTGAACTAGAGCTAGAAAGAGATATGAGACTAGCTATGGTGCCAGAACTAAAAAAGAGAGCTAATATACCTGTTCTAAGTCTTAACCTCTAACATAGCTATATCTTTTTCTTCTTTCAATGGTTTTAGTGTAAAGAAGTCTTTGTGTTGTGGATGCCTTGCGTGGAATAGTCTTGCATAGAAACCTATGTAATCATTACTAATCTTAAACTCACCACCTTTTGTTTCTATCTCATTGTGCCAACGAATACGATTTATGATCGCCCATTGTGAGTATTTTTTTCTACCACTATGGATAGCCTCTAATGTGTATTCCTCAAACTTATCCCAAACCTGTGGATTTTTTTTGTGCCATTCCCACCACTTCCTTTTTCTTTTATCTAACTTTTCTTGTAGTATATCTTTTAGCATTTGCTTTCCTCCCAGGAAACCATTGACTGGTAAATATTTTTTTTGCAGCTCCCAGGCAGCGTCAAAATATATTATTTACTGGTCTATTTTTTTTATCACCAATTCACATCTAGGATTATCTTTATCAATCCCACCAAATTTATAGATCACTTCTTTGATCTGTTTAAAACTATCATCCTCTAACACATTCGCTTTAACTAATGCATCACAAGTAAACTTATCAATAATAGAACAAGGATTACTAACATCTAACCTTCTCTTGGTTTTGGCGTAGTATGTATAGGTCAATATCACAGGCTCCTCATACATAGGATAGCTAATCCTATCAACTAAATTTTCTGCATAAATCTTTTTGGCACTAGCCAACACCCTATAGTGTGCGTTGCGATAGTTATTCAAGTTCAAGATAAACTTCTTATTCTTTGTATAGTAAACCTCTAAAGGTAAATCAATCTTCATATAGCCTGTAAAAACAATAGACTGGTAAATATTTTATTTTTATACGGCACTTCGTTCCTATTCCAACATTACCACTGGTGTCAATCATCATTCTTTAACATATTATTAACTTGTTCTAATAACTTTTCTTCTGTGCCATAAGCACTCTCAAATCTTCTTTTGTATGGATGTCTGCTAATCATTGGCTCAAATCTGCCACCTTCTCTATGATGCCCAAAACATAAGGGTAATACTTTAAAGTGTGCGTTATCCTTTGTCTTGCCTTCTATGTGGTGTATTTCAGCAGGAACTATACCTAAACCCATATTCCTACAGACAATGCAACCTAACTCGCTTACCTTATCCATGTGTTCAGCTTCTTCTTTTGTTGGGTTTCTACCCTTTATTGACATTTGTGATTACTAATATCTTCTGTATCTACATCTTTGCCACACTTCTGACAATAAGTTCTTATAGGTTTCTTCTTATTCTTGAATATCCTATCAAAGCTTTCATTAAACTTATCTTTGTCATAAGGTCTTTGCGTAGACCCTTTCCCACTAAATGATTTCTGCATGATGATTGTTAATCAACTTCTTTATGATCTCTCCTGTGGTCACTCTCCTTCCTACTTGTTTGGAGTAATATGTTCTTAAATAATTAAGATTTTGGCTAGTATTAGGGTCAACCCTAAACTGTACTCCTTTTGTGTTTCTCTTTTTTTTATTAAAATCTAACTTCATTTCTTCCCCCTAGTCATTCTATCTTCTTGTTTTTGTAATGATTTCTCAATACACCTATCAACTTTTTTTTCTAGTCTTTTTTTTATTATCTTTTTGTATTTCTTAACTCTCTCTAACAAAGTAATCCTCATTATGTCTATCTATAGATTGATATTTATCGTCTAATTGTTCTTCTTCATCTTCTTCGTGCCAAACGAAGCTTACACTAGTCAAGCCATGTGTTATAAAATCCATTTTACATATCCTAAAAGGACAAGTACTTAACCACTTATGAAACTCTTTATTCTTATTTATACTCACGCTCCATACCTCTTTCTTTCTTCTCTTGCATTGACCATCTTAGTTCGCCATTCTTCAAAGCCAACCTCTAATGATCTTAATTCAACTTTAACAGCACTCAACTGACCTTTGGCAACTGCAACAGCCAACCTAGACTTATATACTTCTTCTTGATTTTCAGCATAGTTGTCTTGTCCACTTGCAGTCTTAATGCCTTCAGAAAGAGCAACAGCCTTACATAAGGCTACTACTCTTTTAACATCTGCTTCTGCTTTCAACAGTTCGTATTCAGCAGTTTGCATTACTGGTGCTACATCTCTAATTCTACTTTGCCAACTTTCTATCTGTTCATCCATGTAAACCTCCCTTTAAAAAGTTCCTGTAATGCTTTTAATCTTCTATCTGATAGATGTCTTAAATGTTTTGGTATTTGAGTTCTATCAATATAATACTTTTCTTTAGTCATTAAATACCCCCTATATAAAATGGTGACATATAAGCTTTCGCCATGAAGATTAACAAAGATAGTCCTAGTGTAAGCGTTAAACATACAAGGAATAAATCTGCTAATCTTCTAATCTTTTCTATATTCATTCAACACCAAGCTTTTCTTTTAGGTGTTCATCTCTAGCTTCATCAAACTTGTAAGCTAGATATTCTAAAAGTAATTGATGTGCAGTAGACTTCATTCCATCATCAACTTTTCGCATCTGATGGATCAGAGTTCTGTAGTTAGACATAAACTCAAAAAATATATACTCGTCTATGTTCTCCTCAATCGTTGTGATCAAGTCCTTGCCATAAGTGTACTTATCACATTTGTTATATTGTGTATTCTCCATATCTCCTCCCTAAAATGGTATATCTTCTTCGCCAAAAGTATCTTCTTCTTGATTAGAATCAACAACTGGCTCCTCTTTCTTTTGTGGTATATCTAATCTAGCATACTTGTATTCGTTGCCATTCTTAGAAGTTCTGTTCCACAAAGCTACTCTTAGCTCTCCTGTCCCACCATTTTTAACAATAGTGACTAACTCTTTAAGCATATCCCTACTTAACTCAACTTTACCTGTCCAGTCAGGTTGCTTATCATTTTGTTTATAGTTATTAGTGTAGATTGCTCCATCACTTTGATTTTTATTGTCATACATAATTATTCCTCCTTAAGGTTTGATACGACTTCTTTAAGTTTTGTGTCTAAATTCTCTTTCATCTTGGGATAGCTATCCCTCAATGTTGCTAAGTCTTTGGTATTTGCTTTATAGTATTCAGTCATAGCATCTCTAGTCTTGTGTGCTAATGACATTTCTATAAAGCTTTTGCTGAACAGTTCTGCCCAAGCTTCACTTCCATAACCTTTATTCTCTTGCTCAACTGGTTTGGTTTCTTCTTGCACATTAGTCATGGCACTTCCACCAACTGATCTAGGTTCTACCCTCTTTGGTTTAGCTTTCTTACCAGTATCTTCATCTGCACTAGGAACATCCTCACCTGCATATATATAATGACCTAAGCCAAACATACCCAAACACTTAGTAAGACATCTCATCTTTGCTTTATTGACTTCCATACTATTAGGATTCTGTACAGCATTGTTTTTAAAATCCATGACTGGAAGCCACATTTCTCTTGATAGATCATCAATAGAAACTCTACATCTAACCTCAGCAGTCCCATCAGGAAACTGTACATAAGGCACATCACTATCACCTTGATAAAAGATATATTGTGCCTGTGGATAATGTTCTTGTAGAACACCCCACGCCCACGCCCAAGATAAGTAAGATAAGTTCATCTTCTTTTCTATTTTGTCTGAACAATCTATCTTAGATAGCTTGTCCCATACTTCTTTATAAGTAAGTTCTTTATCACTCATTTGCTTTCCTCCAATTCATCTATTGCATCCCATACCATATCAATACACTCTTTCACATCTTCAGAACAATCTCCTATCGCATCATCTAAATAAGACATCATTGCTCTTAAATGTTGAGTCCTCTTTTTTATTGGTTTTGTTTGTAGTTCAATCATTTGCTTTCCTCGTTATATTGATTACAAAATTCTGCCACATCGCAATAGTTTGCACATCTAACGCACTCGCCTTTGGCTTCTACGACTTTGAGCAACTTACTGTCTTTGTGACCCTCCACATACTCATCAGCTTCTTCTTGGGTATCAAGCACTCTAACAGCAGTCTTTCTACCTTTCTTTTCCACTCTATAAGTATCTTTTCTTCTCCACCTTTCTTCATCTGTGCAGAATGGAAGCTTATCATTAATCAGATAATCAACTTCTGCTTCTTGGTGAATTGAAACTCTTTGTTTGATGAAGTCCTCTTGTTCTTCATCACTCCATAAATCTATGTCTAATACTGTGACTGGTGATGGTGGATAGTCGCCACCACTACGAAGATACTGGTTTTTGTTCCAGTCCCGAGCTATCGCAATAATATTTAACTGGTCTATTGTTTTCCCTGTCGTCTGCTTGTAGAGGTAAGCATAGATATTAAGCTGTTGTTCCCACTCTACTTTCCCCTCTTTCAAAGCAGAAACAATTGACCATACACTAGTGACCTTATAATCTTTTAGTGTATTGCTCTTAACATCTATGCTGTCTGTCTGACCACTAACAGTCCAGTCGTTGACAACTGTAAACATACGCTGTTCTGTGATCACATCCTCGTTATTCTCGTTTGCCCTCTCTAATATAGTATGCACAGATTGACCTAACAACTTCCATATTTCATCTGATACATCTATGGTAAGTTTTTCATAGTTCTCTTGTGCCAGTAATCTAATTCTTGGTGGTTGTAATAAACCTGTAGCAGATATAGTAGCTTTACCCTTACTATAACTATCGTTATGAACTGCGTTTATTATCTCTTGTGGTATGTTGTGTCTATTGGTGTATTTCATAGTCTCCAAATGCCAACACCATCATCTAGTGATCTAACAGTAAATTTATAGTTAGGATTCTTTTGCGTGAATCTGAAGCAGTAGTTCCTAATAATCTTTGCTTCTTTGGGTATTTGTGACTTGGGTAATTCTATATTAATAGTTTGCCCTCTACTCATCTTCTCTAGTGGAAGATCATATTTTCTTGGTCTACCTTCCCTTCTTGGTACAGGTATGCCATCCTCAATCTCAAACTTCATTTAATCTCCTTGGGTAAAAAGTTTAGTTTAACTGATAAAGACTTTATATAATTTTGATCGACATTTAACATCTTGCTTATGTGTGCTAATTGTTGAGGAGTAATGTTGTCTAGCAAGATTTGAATTAGTAGTTTTTCTTTTTCATCTAGTAATGTCATAAGCTTTCCTAAATGCTAGTTTTCTGGTTTAGGTCTCTAAAACTAGCAAAATCGACACTAGCAATGCTGTGTTTTGTTATTTATCGACATTGAAACACCCTCGCACATGAGGAAAAATCAGTCTATCTACTTGCACTTTTAAAGTCGTCTAACTATCAGTAGCAATAGTTAGGGAGACTGCTAGAAGGCGTTGTTCATATGCTTTCTAATCTATCGACAACTTAATGCCCTCAATCTCAAACAAACTGGATTTATACTTTAATAGCTATCCACATTTTCCGCTAACCTTCTTAGCAACATCAAACTTTGATGTCATTGTTAAGTTTAAATGATGTGTTGATAATGTCAATAGTTTATTGTAATATATTTTACATGAATCAGATTGACCTAAATTCAGATCAGAAAACTTTAGATGGTCTAGTGGTCAAACAAGCAGTAAGAGATGTTGTAAGTAAGCATCCAAAACTATCTGAAGAAGCTTTATTATACTTCTTATCTGATGATTTTTCTAATTTGTGTGATCGTAATGACATTGAATCTGATGGCATTGTAGAAGCAATTAAGGAATTAAATACCTATCCCATGTTATCAAAGAAAAGACTAGCAGAAGATGTCTGCAAGATGGTAGATGGGTATTTTGGTTTGTATAGTAAGTAGATACTTACTATATTTTAATATTAGGTAGTATTAACTACATAGTAAGTATATACATACTATAGGAGGTTTTATGTATGTCAATAGTGAAATGGATAAAAGAGACTTTTTAAGTCATGTAAACAGACAATCAAGAACAAGTGGTATGAAGCTTGGGCAACACAAAATATCATGTCCTTCATGTCAGAATGAGAGAACAAAGAACAAACATGACACTCCTTTATCAGTAAACATTGATGATGAGAAGGTTGTATATCATTGTCATCATTGTGGAATTAACGGACTTGTGCCAATAAGAGAGGAAATAAAAATGAAACCAATAAAAAAAGAAGAAAAGAAACCAGTAGAAATGCCAACGAAAATAGAGGGTGGTGAAGCTAGTAAATGGTTAGAGGATAGAGGTATAAGCATCACAGCCTCAAAAACAGCAGGTTGCATCCAGACGCAAAAAAATAATAAACCAGTCATTGGTTTTTCTTTCATGCAGGGCGATGAGGTAGAAGCAGTCAAGTATAGGAGTGCAAATGGAACTAAGAGTTTTTGGTGGGATGGGAACGCACAAAAGTTATGGGGTCAACAGGTATATGATAGCAAATTGCCAACATTAGACAGCACAATAGTTATAACAGAAGGAGAAATGGATACACTTGCGATCAAGACTGCCTTTGAAGGCGTAATGAACGTAGACTGTTATTCAGTTCCCAATGGTGCACCAAACAAGATCACAGATAACAAGATAGACCCAAGCGAAGATGGAAGGTTTAAGTATGTATGGAATGAAAGGGATAAGTTTGAAGGCGTAGAAAGGATAATTCTATGCACAGATTCAGATGAGAATGGCAATATATTAGCTGATGAATTGTCAAGGAGACTTAACAAAGCTAGATGTTATAGGGTTGATAACTTTGACTGCAAGGATGCAAATGATGTGCTGATTAAGTATGGTGCAGAAAAGCTAAGAGATTCCATAATCAACGCACAGCCTATACCTTTACATGGTTTGAATAACTTAGATCACTATGCAGATGAGTTCCAAAGCTTGTATGAAAAAGGTATGCCAAGTGGTGTATCAACAGGGTTTGCAAGTGTTGATGAGATATTTACTTTATCTACAGGCAATCTTGTTGTCACTACAGGTCATGCAGGAGATGGCAAGTCAGCATTTATAGATCAACTTGTAGTCAATGTAGCAAGAAATCATGGTTGGAAAACTTGTTTCTGTTCGTTTGAGAAACCAGTTCAACTTCATGCAGTTCAGCTATCTCAAATCCTTACAGGTAAGCCATTCTTTGAGGGTCAGAATATTAGAATGACACAAGAAGAAAAAGACTTTGCTGAGACATGGATAAAAGAACATATACTGTTTCAAGATTATCAAGATGGTGGGTTGCCTACGATAGAAGCTATCTTAGAAAAGGGTGCAAGTGCAGTCATGCGATATGGAGTTAGGGTTCTAGTGATAGACCCCTTCAACTTTATACACACAGATCACACAGGGTTAGAGACCGATATGGTTAGCGAAATGCTAACAAAGGTTCAACTGTTCGCTAAACAGCACGATATATTGGTATTCTTTGTGGCACATCCAACTAAACCTTTTATTAGAGATGGCAAGAAAAATGTATGTACAGGTGTTGATGTAGCTAAATCTTATGCGTGGTTTAGTAAAGCAGACACAGGTTTGACAGTCTATAGAGGTGATGATGGTGTAGAGATACACAATTGGAAGGCTCGTTGGGGTTGGCAAGGTAAGTTAGGAAGTGTTAATATGACCTTCAATCCTGTTAACGGAAGGTATGCAGAAATTGAAGAAGTTGAAGACAACTTTGATTGGGAGTTCTAAGACATTGCAAGTCAATGACATAGGAAGTCCTTATCTACATCATAGAAACTCAGTTGCTATTACAAGAATAGGTAAAAGCAAGGTGGGTAGAGCCATTGTGTTTGATCAGCACATCATAGACAAATCATTTATAGACAATAAGCTAAACGCACAACAGCATAATGTTTGTAATAAGTATCTTGAAATTATAGTCAGAAGTGGTGCAATGGGTAAGAGTTCATCTCCTGCCGAAAGAATATTTACCAGTCATAGTTCTATCAAGCCTGTGCCAAAAGCAGTCATGTTATCAAAGGTACAAAAGAAAATTGTAAGGGAGTGTGGTCATGCAAAAGAGAAAGAGTTTTGGCGTATTATGGTGGACAATCCAAGGAAGATAGATGAAACAAAAGAGTTAGTAATGCAAGAATGTTCTAATGCACTACTAACCTTTTGGTATCTTAATCATAAGAATCCTGTTTCTTTGTTTCAGCAATCCCTCGCAAACCAAGTTTAGATTCATAGTTTTCGCTAGTGACAGCACCACTATAGACAGCTTTACCATCTTGTTCAGCTTGATCTTCTTCTATAGATATGTTTTTGTTATCAGCTTCGGTATGTATCATGTGGATAATCTGCTTATTTAATGAGCGATTTTCCTTCTTAGCCAAAGAGTGTGCCAATTCATAGGTTTCTTCTGAACATCTAATGAATAGACTTTTCATCTTTCTTTTCTCCTGTATAGAATATATCTACACTATCTTGAACTTCTGCAATAGCCACACTTTCTCTACCAACTTGATAAAACCTATCTACCTCTAATTGTTTTATGGCACCCTCAATCAGCCATTTATTTGACATAATCAAAGGGTCATCTAACAAAGATACAGCAAAAGCAATAGCGTCTAGTTCAGTTTCAAATAACCAAACTAGATGCACCCACTTAGCACTAGACTTTGTAGAGTGAACATTTCTTGGCTCAGGTATATCTAGTTTATATGTGTGTCTAATTACAGCATACATGGATGATATTGTACTGCATAATGCTATCAAAGTGAAATACACATTGTTCCATGTGGAACAGTAGACTATCTATAAACTATCAAAAAAAAGGGACAACCTTGCGATTGTCCCTAAAACTCACATAGTTTTTTGGAGGTAATCAAAATGAATTTCGTCAATAAGACAGAAATCAAATCTTGATTATCAATATAATATAACTGATTGCAGATTGCAAGACTTATTCACACTTTATCTACAGACTTATCCACACCGAAAAAACCAGTAAATATTTTTTCATTTTGGACTGGTGGATTTTCTCTCATGAAAAACAATATACTAGTAAATATTTATTCTTTAGCAGGGTTTTTTGCTGAGCTTGTTGGCTTTTTTTAGACCAAAAAAAAAGGCGTGACACCACCTTTTACAGTAGCATCACGCCTTAATTATTCTATTGTTTGGGTAATTTCCACACTCTAAAACTGCCATCAGGCAGTTCTCGAGCAACAGATTTTCTCCCACTACGAATAATTGCTTGTCTCATTGAATTTGTTTCGCTATAGCTAGCAACAACAATGGAGTCACCATCATTCATTTCGGACACAATAGTTGCCCATTTTCCCTTATTTGGGTGACAAGGTGTAGGGACACCCCGCTCTATGATATACATAGAGGACTTTTTATTTGTATTAGTCATATCATTTTCGCTTCCTCTAACACAAACAAAAATCATTTATAATTCTTGCACTTCAACCTCTACAATCTCGTTATTCTCATTAAATGCAAGATGTTTAGGAAAGGGCAAATCCATATCTGCCCTTTGCTTATATAAAACATCTTGTACTTTGTGATTAATCGTGACCAAAGTATTGAAATATTTAACTAGAGCCAAATCAATATCTGATCTTTCTTCTAGTCGCCTATCAATCTTTGTATAGATTTCGTTGCAAGTTCCTATGTTTACTTTCAAAGTAAATTCTAACAGTTCTCTATTCGTCATTTGTTTCTCCAATAACATTTATGAGTTAAATAAACTGTTTCACGCTTTTAGCGATCATCAGTAGGAAATACGCATTTCCTATACAGTTTTGGCAAAAATGACTTCGTGAGACTTCGTGTGTTGCATTATCTAAGAGTAGGCAAGGGCATAAGATACCCCAAAATTGCCTACCCTTAGAACGCATTAGATAATTAAATACTAGACATATCTATAACTACTTCTTCTCCAAAAGGAAAATTCATATCGTTATAGTAATCTTGATAGTAAGTAGTAGTTAATGCCCATATAACAGGGACATTTGGCTCAACCTCCTTATCAACATATCCACCTCCATCAGTAAAATAAATGAAAGCAAGTACTTCATCTGTATTATCTGTATAGTCGTTGAATAAGTTGAAAGGTGGATTGAAGTCAGTACCACCACCACCACGAAGATGAAATTCAAGTTCTTCACATTCTAAGTCGTATTCATCCCACCACTCACCATGTGAATTCTTATGAACTCTAGTATCACAATAACAAACTCTAACTTTATCTACTCCACATTCTTCAGCTAAGTTCTGTGTTTCAGTAGCAAAAATATTAAGTTCTTCTTGGGTCACACTTCCACTTGTATCAATCGCAACAACAATCTCGCCACCATGTGGCTCTTTATCGTTGCTAGGCAAATTAACACCACGCCATGAATGACGTTTGTTAAGTCTTGACCATGTAGGATTTTTTGACATAGCAGACTGTAAGAAGTCTCGCATGACATCAACCCAATCAACGCATGATCTGTTCATCTGCTTAACTGCTTTACCCAAACTACTTTCTGCATTGTCTCCAATACCTTCTAGCTTATCAGCCATCATTATTGTTCGTTGCAATTCTTCTTGTAGTTCAGCCATTTCATTAGGTGATAATTCCTTGCCATCTTCATTAGTTGGCACCCAAACCTCACCACTTAATTGAGGTAAGTCAGCAAGTTTCTCAGCAAGAGTTTGACCCTCGTTGCTATTGCTTGTCTCACCATCTTCAGAATTGTTATTGATCTGATCTATCGCTTCTTCTAAAGCATCATCATCGTTGCTAAGAGTTCTATAAACTGCTTCAGCAGACATACCATGATACTTGCGATCAAGCAGACCATCCTCAGGAAGTTCCATACGCAAGTCATACTTTAACCACCCATTGATTACATAGTCTGTGGCTATGTTCCAAAGTTGGTGGTCACGCTTACCCTTACGCAAAGGATGTTCCCAAATAACATGACTAGCTTCGTGTATTAATACTGCTTGAATTTCCTCATCTGTTATTGATTTAACAAATTCATCATTCCAATAAATACTAACGCCATCAGTAGCCATTGTTTGACACTTTTCATCTTCTCTAACTAAGGTGAGTTTTAGTAGCATAGTTGCCATACCAATATTACCTTTCATTAGTTTCGATCTAGCTTTAATTATTCGTTCTTCACTTTTCATAATTAACCCCTCCAAAGATTTTTTATGAGTTTCTGTTTCGATCTTTTGATCTCGTCAGTTTGGACACACATCCAAAGACAGAAGGATGGAAAGAATATTTACTGGTAAATAATATATTTTCTCCACCCTTTACTGGCTTACTTCTTATACATATTGTCTAAGAATCCACCTTTTAATTCATCAACAGAATCTTCTAAATCATCTGCTATTTGTTTTCGTTTCTTAGCAGAATAATCATCATCTTCTCTTAAAGAATCTACGTCATTAATAGAAGCAAACACGCTAACTAATTTTTGATGAGCATCAGCAATCAATTTGTCATTATTTAAAATGTCATTATTGATAGATGGAAGCGTATCAAGAAATTGTCTAAGCTTGTTAAAACTAGAGTTCTTAAAGAATCCTCCACCTTGCTTATTGTTAGGGTCATAAGACTTTAACTTTTCTGCTAGGTGATCAACGGATTCCAAAAGAGTTTCCACTGTAGTTCTAGTAATAGCTTCTACATTCTTGTTGGCTCTCTTAATTGCATCTTGCTCAATCTTCTTTCTAAGTGATTCTGATACATTTAATCGCACATCACTTTTACTAATAGTTGGCACTTGTCCTAACTCAAAATCAAATCTGAATTTAGTTTCAATTTCCTCTTTAGTTGGATAATCAGATATCTTAAAAGCATGACCTAATTTATGCCTGTTTGCATCAATCAAGTTGTCGTAATTATCAAGAAAACCTTTTACCTCTTTCTCAAAATCACTCTTAGCTTCGTTTACCTTATCCATAAGAGTATCAAGTTCCTGATTAGGGCATAAACGCCACCCACTCAAGACCTTGCCTTCGTAGTCGCTAGTGTTGTCATCCCATGGAACAGTCAAAGGATAATAAACATTATTTCTGAATTGATTAATAATTCTTCTAAAGTATTTATTAGTTTCTTTTCCAAAGATGTATTTAGCAACGTGCAAAGATTCACTCATTGCAGATTGATCTATTGCTAGACCTTCTTTTAAATCCTTATCTGATTTAACTCCAGATGGGTGTTTTGTATTCAAACGCACCAAAGTCGCATTTTCAGATAAAGTGTTTACATTTTCATTATTCATATTTTTCTCCAAAAAAATAAAATGAGTTCTGATTTCATAGTTTTCTAATCATCAGTTGAGATACACATCTCAATATCAGAATGGGCAGAAAAGGAATATTTACTAGTCAATAATAAATATTCCTAATTCCCCCCTAGGTGGTAATCTAAATTTCTAAGTCTTGGTTATCAATCTTAAATTTAGAATAAGTATCGCAGTCTTTAAGTTCGCTTCTTAATCCAACAATCTTTCTAACAAAGAATATAGAAAATTCTACAGTTGCCAATTTCTTCAGATAATCCAAAGCATTAGCAAAATAGTTATAGACATCATTCTCACTAGCACTATTGATAGCATTAGTAAGAGCGATAGTAGTTGCATAGCAAAGACCAGCTTCATCAATCATTTCAACATCTTCACCTTTACATATTTTAGATATGTTAGGCACGTCATTTTGAAGTGAGATAAAGTTCATCAATTCAATGGCACATTCTTGTCCAACATCACCTTCGAATAACTTTTGTCTAAGTTCTCGTGGTGGGTCAGTTTTCAGCGTATCACTTAACCTTGCCCATGATCTTGGACTTGGCTGAGGGTCATTGCACTTAGGGTCAAACTCCCACAATAGTTGTGGCATGAATCTGATAAGACCTTGCACATTGAGATCAATGTCGCTCTTATCTGCCCACGCTAACCAATCGTCAACATCGTGGGTAAACTGAATTGCAGTAGTTCGATCTTGACAATGCCTTAGCACCTTATTCGCACCACTTCTATCAGTATGTCTATTACCTGCCAACACAATTTTCCATCCTTTTGGAAAGATATAATCACCAATCTTGCGATCTTCATCTTTACCTTTTGGATCAAGTAATTGTCCTATCGTTGCTTGAACGCTTGAATGTGCTTGAGCAAATTCATCAAGGAAAAATAGACCTTCACCATCCTTAGGCAAGTTGCCTAAAAATGCTTTCTTTTGCTCACCATCTTCAATGTATGGCAAACCACCTAAGTCGATAGATTCCACTAACCCCAATCTAAAAGAGATAAATCCAAATTCATCATCTTTAGGACTTGTTGAGTCTGTAAGAGTTCTATCATTCGCTAGTTCCTCAGCGATCTCTTTAACAATCGCAGATTTACCAACACCTGTTCCACCAATTAAGAATGGGATATTGCTTCCCATCAAAATATGTAAACAGGATTTTTTTGCTTCACTAGGTTTAAACATAATAATTTCCCTCCAAAGAAATATATAAGTTTTCGTAAGCATTACACTTACACCAATAACACCCTAAATAATTAGGATGTTTTCATAGCATTTCAGCTAATCATCAGTTGGCTCATCGTTAACCACTTCAACTTTTTTGTTCGCAAGTTCAGGTCTTTCTCGATCTAAGAGTTCCCAATATATAGTAAGTTCTTTTTCTCTTAATTTAATAAGCTTGTCTATTTTTTCATCGTATTCACGTTGTATTAAATCAAGTCTTTGCATAAACCTTTCCAAAGTTTCTTTAAATTCAAGTGTTTGTTTGCTATATGTATTACTCATAAAACATTTACTCCAAAGTTTCTTGCATCCCATAATTAGGATACTCATCAGCGTGTTAATTCACGGACTGATTGGAGTCAGTCCCAAAAGTTATATATCTTCTTGTGATTCCAAAGACAATATTCGCATCATTAATACTGCAATTGTAGTTGGCAAAAAGATAACTTCCTTTTGGTTTTATGAGTCTTGCTTCTTCACATTGTCACTTATGCTTTACACTCTCTCACACTAGCTACTTTCTTGGGCGAATTCAAATTAGACCTTCTCAAAGAACCTTATCTAATCCTACTGCTAGAACCACTTTCAACCTTACTCTTTTCAGAACCCTTGAGGGTGGTTGGCTACAGTTTAAAGTCATAATCGTTTTGGACTGTGTAGAGACAGTATACACAAAAGAAACACCATATTAAACATTTTATTAGATAGCAGTCTGTGAGCATTACCAAAAGACCTATGATCAGTTAATATTATTTGCATGAGTAAAGACAAGAAACCAAACCTAAAGATCATAAAGAAAGAAGTCGAGCTTACTATTAAGCAAAGACAGTTCGTAGATGAAATCATAAAGGGCAAGTTGGGTAGCTACAAAGAAGCATATGCAAAGGTCTATGATGTCACTCTAACGAAGCAAGGTAAGATACCTAAATGGGTTGAGGTTGAAGCAAGTAAGTTAGTTGCAAACCCTAAGATAGCAATAAGCATACAAAGAGCTATAGCAAAGAAAGAGCAGTCAGTAGTTGCTAGCAGTCTCAGGACAAGGAACTATGTCATAGACCAATTGTATAAAGAATCCAAAGAATCAGATTCAGATTCGGCTAGGATTCGTGCATTGGAATTACTGGGTAAGTCAGTCAGTCTATTTAGCGATGTTGTTGAGACCAAAGAAGCAAGATCAAGCGATGAAGTCGAAGCAGACATTGAGGAACGCATACAGGCACTACTCGATAAACAATAGACAATCATCAACTAACTATTAACAGGTCATTAGAACGCATCTGTGTTAGCGATACGCACACTTATACGCATATATAAGCAGACACAACATCTAGTGTTCTAATTTTTCGATCCTAAATCCCAAACCCCCACATCTTGTGTTTCGCATAATGCAAAAAAAGAGCCACCCCACCCCCCTTGTGCAGTCGCAGGTACCTGACTATCTTATATACATAGTAATATGCACATTATATTAAGTATTTTCATAGACCCCCCCTATGTATTGCATTTTGATAGCATGTTTTGTAAGATAATATAGATTTTTTGTAGGAAATGGCTAAGGGACCCTAGACCCCCCATAATATTTTACAAAAAAATGTTGTTTTTCATGTGAAGATGTGCAATTATGTTAAAATCTAGCGTGATTTACATCCAGTAGGTACCTACTTGTTAAGTATTTACTTAGTAAGTGCCTCTTAGTGGTAGCAACTTACTAGGTTTTTAATTTTAGGAAGTGTCTACTTACTATATAGTATGGAGATGTATGAGTAACCACATATTAAGCCAAGTTCAGAACCTATCTTTAGATGAAAAGAGGGAGTTATTAGGCTTATTAGACGAATTAGAGGAAGCTAAAGCCAGGGAAAGATGTGCAGACAACTATATGGCGTTTGTAAACGAGATGTGGACTGCATTTATAGAGGGTCCCCATCATAAAATTATGTCTGATGCATTTGAGCGTGTTGCTAATGGCGATTTAAAGCGTTTAATTATCAATATGCCACCTAGACATACTAAATCCGAGTTTGCATCTTATCTTTTACCTGCATGGTTTCTAGGAAGTAAGCCAGAAAAGAAGATTATTCAGACTGCCCACACTGCAGAATTAGCTGTAGGCTTTGGTAGGAAGGTTAGGAACCTTGTAGGTAGTAAAGATTATAAGCGTATATTCCCCAATGTTAGTTTGCAGTCGGATTCTAAAGCTGCGGGTCGTTGGAATACGAACAAAGGCGGTGAATATTTTGCGATTGGTGTGGGTGGAGCAGTTACTGGTAAAGGTGCTGATCTACTTATCATTGATGACCCGCACTCTGAACAAGAAGGAGCCTCTGCAGATATTAATGTCTTTAATCGTACCTATGAATGGTACACATCTGGTCCTCGACAGCGTTTACAGCCTAATGGTGCAATCGTTGTAGTGATGACAAGATGGCATAATAAAGACCTAACTGGACAAGTTATAGACGCTAGTATTAAACGTGGCGGAGCTGATCAATGGGAGGTAATTGAATTACCTGCAATATTGCCATCTGGAAAGCCTTTGTGGAGTGCTTTTTGGAAGTTAGAGGAATTAGAAGCTTTAAAAGCTGAATTGCCTAGTTCTAAGTGGATGGCTCAATATCAACAGGACCCTACATCTGAAGAAGGTGCTCTTGTTAAAAGAGAGTGGTGGCGAACATGGGAAGGTAGAAATCCACCAGATTGTGAGTTTATAATTCAATCATGGGATACAGCGTTCCTAAAGACACAAAGAGCTGATTTTTCAGCATGTACTACATGGGGTGTTTTTTATACAGAAAATGATGAAGGTCTTGTAGCTCCACAACTAATACTACTAGATGCTTATCAGGAGCGTTTAGAGTTCCCAGATTTAAAGAAAATGGCTTTGGAGAAGTATAACGCTTATAAACCAGATGCGTTCATTGTAGAAGCTAAGGCTGCAGGTATGCCTCTTATCTTTGAGTTAAGAGCAACAGGTATTCCTGTACAAGAATACACACCAAGTCGTGGTAATGATAAAATATCAAGAGTAAATGCTGTATCAGACTTATTTGCTTCTGGTGTTATATGGGCACCTGAAACTAGATGGGCAGAAGAAACTATAGAACAGTTTGCTGGATTTCCTAATATGGAACATGATGATTTAGTTGATAGCAGTACGCAAGCATTATTAAGATTTAGACAAGGTGGTTTTGTTCCTCTTGATTCAGATGAAGAAGATGAGCCACTAGAACATAACAGAACAGCAGACTATTACTAGGGAGACTATGGCTATAGAAAAACAATTTGTTCCTGCTACACCAGTAGATGGATTAGTAGAAATGGAACCAGAATTAGAAGTAGAGGTTGAAACAACAGAAACCGAAGATGGTGGCATGATTGTTGATTTTGATCCAAGTGCATCTGAAATGACAGATGCTAGCTTTGATTCTAACTTAGTAGATTTTATTGATGAAGATGAACTTACATCTATGGGTAATGAACTAATAGGTGCTTATCAGTCAGATAAAGATTCAAGATCAGATTGGGAAGAAACCTATGTTAAAGGTTTAGATCAACTGGGATTAAAGATAGAAGAAAGAACTACGCCTTGGGCAGGAGCTTGTGGTGTATTTCATCCTATGTTAAGTGAAGCTGTAATAAAGTTTCAATCTCAAGCTATATCAGAGATATTTCCTGCTGCAGGTCCTGTAAGAACTAAGATAGTAGGTACAATAGATTCTGCTAAAGAAAAACAAAGTCAAAGAGTTCAAGATTACTTAAATTATCTTTTAACCCATGAAATGACTGAATATAGAAGTGAAACAGAAAAGATGTTATTTTCTTTACCACTTGCAGGTTCAGCATTTAGAAAAGTTTACTTTGATCCAACACTAAATAGACCAAGTGGTATATTCGTACCTGCTGAAGATGTTGTGGTTAATTATGGTGCAAGTGATTTAGAAACTTGCGAAAGAGCTACTCATGTGATGAAAAAATCATCTAATGATATAAGAAAGATGCAAGTCAATGGTTTTTATAGAGATATAGAATTGCCTGATGCTACACCATCATCATCTGATATTACTAAGAAATATAACGAGATGACAGGTGAATCAGAGAGTTATGACTATGATACACGTCATACTATCTTAGAAATGCAGGTAGATTTAGACCTTAAAGGATTTGAAGATAAAGATGCTAATGGTCAAGATACAGGTATTGCTTTGCCCTATGTAGTAACAATAGATCATCCTTCTGGCATTATTTTAAGCATTAGAAGAAACTATTATGAGGATGATCCTGCTAAATTAAGAAGGATGCACTTTGTTCATTATCAATATTTACCAGGATTAGGTTTCTATGGTTTTGGATTAATTCACATGATAGGTGGATTAGCTAAATCAGCTACATCAATACTTAGACAACTTGTAGATGCAGGTACTTTAAGTAATTTACCAGGTGGTTTAAAAGCTAGAGGACTGCGTATTAAAGGTGATGATAGTCCGATTATGCCTGGTGAGTTTAGAGATGTAGATGTACCAGGTGGTGCTATTAGAGACAATATTACATTCTTGCCATATAAAGAACCTTCAGGAACGCTGTTTCAACTATTAGGAAATATAGTAGAAGAAGGTAAAAGATTTGCCAGTATATCTGATATGAAAGTATCTGATATGAATAGTCAAGCACCTGTTGGTACAACACTAGCATTATTAGAAAGAAACATGAAAGTTATGTCTGCTGTACAAGCTAGACTTCATGCGTCTATGAAAAGAGAGTTTGAGATACTTGTAGGCGTTATTAAAGACTTTACTAACCCATCTTATCCATATCAAGTAGAAGAAGGGCAACAAATAGCAATACAAGATTTTGATGCTAGAGTAGATGTATTACCAGTATCAGACCCAAATGCAGCAACTATGGCTCAAAGAATTATGCAATATCAAGCTGCTATGCAGTTAGCACAACAAGCACCACAGTTATATGATTTAGGTCAGTTGCACAGACAAATGCTTGAAGTATTAGGTATTAAAGATGCAGATAAGATAGTACCACCACAAGAAGATGTACAACCAGTTGATCCAGTTACTGCAGTACAAAATATTCTTAATGGTAAACCTGTACAAGCTTATGAGTTCCAAGACCATGAAGCTCATATCAATACATTAGTGGCTGCACAACAAGACCCAAATGTACAAGCAAAAGTACAACAAAGTCCAAATGCACAAGTTATACAAAGTTCTGGATCAGATTATATAATGCAACATCTTTCATTGCAGTTTAGAGATCAAGTTGAAAGAGAGATGGGTATAGAGTTACCACCAGTCGGTGAGCCTTTACCTGCTGATGTTGAGAAAAGAATATCTACTCTTGTAGCTGAAGCAGCACAAAGAGTAGCTACTACAAATGCTGCACAAGCAGAACAAGCTAGAATACAAGAACAAGCACAAGACCCATTAATACTTGCTAAACAAAAAGAACTTGAAATTAAAGAAAAACAAGTTGAAGGTAAATTAAGGATTGATGAAAGTAAATTAGCTGTAGATGCTGCTAAAGCTGTAGCCAATAAAGAGCTAGAAGAAAAAAGAATTCAAGCTCAACAAGAAGCTAGTGGTTTAAAGACAGGTATGCATATTGCTAGCGATTTGCTAGATAGAGAAGAAAGATCAGAAAATAAAGTATTGGATGATTATAAAAAAGGTATTGACATTGCTAAAGATTTAGTTAATGATAGCAAATTGAATGAGTAATGATATAAATGAGCAATCACTATCAACTTACTTAACTAAAAAGTTGAGAGAGATAATGAATGAATGTTCTGATCATATCTCAACAGGGAGTTGTAAAGACTTCCCTGAGTATAAAAGAATGACAGGAGTTATAGAAGGTTTAGCTCTTGCAGAGCGTGAAGTTCTGGATTGGAAGGAACGACACTTAAAAGAATAGGAACTCGACACCTTATGTCGTGCAAAATATGGATAAGAAAAAAGAAATAAATATCCCAAAACCAGATAGCGTAGAAAAGCCAGAACCTAGTGATGAGGTGAAAAGCCAACTACCTATACCTAAAGGTTGGAAAATACTTATAGCTATGCCTGAAGCAAAAGAAACTACAGATGGTGGAATCATTAAAGCTAGTCAAACTAGAGTTGATGAAGAAACATCTAATATTTGTGGCTATGTTTTAAAACTAGGCACAGAAGCTTATGCTGATAAAAAAAGATTTCCAACTGGACCTTGGTGCAAAGAAGGTGACTGGGTAATATTTAGAGCTTATTCAGGTACTCGTATGAAAATGTATGGTAAAGAGTTTCGTTTAATTAACGATGATACTGTAGAAGCAGTAGTAGATGATCCAACAGGAGTAGTTAGAGCATGAGTGAGAGCATAGAACAAGTCATAGATACAAACGCAGAGCCTGTATCAGAACAAACATCAGAAGATAAATTTTTTGGTGTTGCAAATGAGATTAATACTGAAACCCCAAAAGATATTGAGGTAGAGGTAATAGATGAAAGACCTGAAGAAGATAGGAGAGCACCTAAAGTTGAAACTACAGAACAACCTGTAGATGATGATGCTTTAGATAAAGAAATAGCAGACTATAGTAAATCTGCTGGTGATAGGATTAATAAAATAAAATATGAATATCACGAAGAACGTAGAGCAAAAGAACAAGCTTTAAGAGAATCAAAAGAAGCTACAAAAGTTTTAAAAACTTTGATGTCTGAAAATCAAAAACTACAAAGTATAGTTAATCAAGGTGGCGATGTATTAAACCAACAGGCACTTAATAATGCACAGTGGGCAAGATATAACGCACAAGAAAAGTTTAAAAAAGCTTACGAGGAAGGTAATGCAGAAGAAATGGCTGCAGCACAGTCTGAGTTAGCACAAGCTACTTTAGCTGAACAACAAGCAGGTAGTTATGCACAAAGTTTACAAGATCAAGTTGCATCTCAATATGTGGAGCCACAAATAGAACAACCACAAAAACAAATTGATCCAGATATGGATGCATGGTCTAAGAAAAACCCATGGTTTATGGGTAGTGATCCAATACATAAAGAAATGACATCATTTGCTATGTATATAGATCAATCATTACAAGCAAATGGCGTAGACCCTGAAAAGAACTCTCAGCAGTATTATTCTGAGGTTGACGCAAAAATGAGAGAACAGTTTCCAAATTTCTTTGGTGTATCTCAACAACAACCTGTGGAAGCAGAACAAGTTGTAGAAACTCCAAGAAGGCAGGTAGTTAATCCTGTCGCACCTGCTACGAGGAATAGCAGTAAAACCCCTCGCAAAATTCATCTGACACAGAGCCAAGTTGCCCTCGCAAAGCGACTCAATATAACGCCTGAGCAGTATGCAAATCAACTTTTAAAGGAGAACTAAGATGTCAGATTTACCTGATAATCAAGATAATATTAATGCTGAACAAGAATCAGCAGAGCGTACCCCTAGGGAGATAGAGAGCCGAGAGGCTTCCCAGCGTATTCAAAGTTGGGAAAATCCATCAAACTTACCAAACCCTGAACCACAAGAAGGATGGGTATTTAGGTATATCAGAACAAGCCTTTTAGGTAATGCTGATAATCCTAATGTATCAAGAAAACTTAGAGAAGGATGGCAACCTTGTAGATTAGAGGATCATCCAGAACTACAGATTCATATGATGGACCATAATTCTGAGTGGTCAAAGAAAGGTAATGTTGAGATTGGTGGACAACTGTTATGTAAGATGCCATTAGAAAAGGCAAAAGCTAGAGACGAATATTTTTCTAATTTAGCAGAGTCTCAAATGGAATCTGTAGATAACACTTATTTTAAGGATCAAGATTCAAGAATGGCTACCAAACAAGTATTTGAAAGAAAATCAAGAACAACATTTGGTAAAGATTCATAGTATCTTGTTATATTAATTTAATTTTTTTTTAGGAGAAAATTATGGCATCAAGTGCAGCTCCACACGGAGCAAGACCAGTTGGTACTGTAGTTGGAAGTCCATATCAAGGAAAAGTTACACATTACAAAATTAAAAATGCATATGGTACATCCATATTCTTTGGAGATTTTGTAAAGTGGGGTGACGATAACCCTAATACCACTGTCCAAAAGGATACTGGTACAACATCTTTAACACCTATTGGTGTATTCCTTGGTTGTGCTTATACAGACCCAACAACAGGTCAATTCACACCAAATCAATATTATCCAGCTTCAACTGCTGCAGATGATATTGTTGCGTATGTTGCTTCTGACCCATTTATACTAATGCAAATGCAATCAGACGAAACTCTTGGACAAGACGATCTTGGCAAGAATTGTGCTGTTGTGCAAACTGCAGGAAGTACAGCAATAGGTACAAGTAAAAACGCAGTTGACGGTAGTACAGCAGCTACTACTAACACACTACCATTAAAAGTCGTAGACTTTGTTGATGGACCAGATAGTGCTGTTGGTGATTCATTTACTGATGTACTAGTAATGTTTAATGTCGGACACCAGTTGTTAAATACAACAGGTATAGGTTAAGGGAGATAAATTATGGCAGCTATTTCAAGAGCTAACGAGTTAAAACAACTCTTACCTGGTCTTAACGCATTATTCGGTGAAGAATACAATCGTTATGAGAATGAGCACGAAGAAATCTATGTAACTGAAAATTCTGAAAGAAGTTTTGAAGAAGAATTGAAGTTATCTGGTTTTGGAGCAGCTCCTGTAAAAGATGAAGGTTCAGCTATCACTTATGATACTGCACAAGAATCTTTTGTCGCTAGATATACGCATGAAACTATTGGTTTAGGATTCAGCATTACTGAAGAAGCTATGGAAGATAATCTATACGTTTCAGTATCAGCTAGATATACTAAAGCATTAGCTAGAGCTATGTCTTATACAAAGCAAGTAAAAGCAGCGTTTCCATTAAATAATGGATTCTCAACTACTTTTTCTTCTGGTGATGGTGTTGCTTTATTTAGCACAGCTCACCCACTTGTAAACGGTGGCACAAATAGTAATAGACCATCAACAGGTGCAGACTTAAATGAAACATCTTTAGAAGATGCAATCATTCAAATCGGCAAATATGTTGATGAAAGAGGTCTTAAAATTGCAGCAAAAGCTAGGAAACTTATTATTCCTAGTGACCTACAGTTTGTAGCAACTAGATTGTTACAAAGTGATTATAGAGTAGGAACTGCTGACAATGACATAAATGCAGTGAAAACTAATGGTGTGATTCCAGAAGGTTATTCAGTTAATCATTATTTAACTGATACAAATGCTTTCTTTATTACAACAGATGTTCCAGATGGAATGAAGCATTTTGTTAGAGCACCTATGACTACTACTATGGATGGAGACTTCGATACTGGTAATGTTAGATATAAGGCGAGAGAAAGATATTCTTTCGGTGTATCTGATCCACTAGGTATCTTTGGTTCACCAGGTAGTTCGTAAGAACTTTTAGGGGAGCACACGCTCCCCTTTTTTTTATGTTATATTATCTATATAACTCTAGGGATTTTAATAACTAATCTATCAACTGACCTAGCAGACATTTGCCAAGATGATAGATCATTTCTTTTAGGAGAAAATTATGGCTAACACAACTTTTAATGGACCAGTAAGAACCGAAAACGGATTCAAGGTCATTTCAAAAAATTCAAGCACAGGTGCAGTCTCAGATGTAGCAACTATTGCATCTACAGGTATTGTTACTAATAAATATGTAAAACATGTAGGTTTTGCAACTGGCGTAACAGTAAATACTACAGCAGGAGATTCTCCAACTATAGGTGAATTTACTCAACCAGCAAATACAATCATCACAGATATAAAAATATTTTGTGATGTTTCTCCTGTTATTGGAACAGGTGATATTGGTTATGAAGTAGGTACATCATCTTCTGGTGCACAAATTGTTGCAGCTCAAACTGATGAAATACTCGATGGTGGCACAACTGTTGTTGCTCACAATGTAACATTAACTAGTTTAGTTTTACAAACACAAGATGGCACAACAGCTCCAGCTTCTGTTCAATATACAGATACTGAAAGAACTATTTATTGTAATATCACTAATACAGTAGATGCTACAACTGCAGGTTCTTTTACATTTATTATTGAATACACTCAAATAGCGTAAGGAGTAAATTATGGCAGACGCAGTAACATCACAAACTATTATTGATGGTGAAAGAAATTGTGTTATGAAGTTTACAAATGTCAGCGATGGTACTGGCGAATCCGCAGTAGCTAAGGTAGATGTATCTGCCTTAGCCGCTAACTCTGCAGGAACATCTTGTTCAGAAGTAAGAGTAATGCGTATTAGTCATGCTATTGTAGGTATGTCAGTGCAATTATTTTTAAATGCAACTAGTAATGTTTTACTTATGGAGCTTGCTGAAAGTAGTAATGGACATATGGATTTCAAAGATTTTGGAGGACTTCCAAATAACGCAGGCAGTGGTAAAAATGGAGACATTCTTCTTACTACTAAAGGACACTCATCAGGGGATACTTATTCTATTGTTTTAGAAATGGTTAAAGTATATTCTGATTAACAGGTATTTATTATGGCAAATTATATAATTTCAGAAACTGGTGAATTTCCACCACAATACAAAGTTTTAGAAGTTTCAGATGATGGTATTTGGAGACCAGTATTTGGTCCTGATCCTGATTTAGAAGATGCACAACGTAAGTGTGATGAAATGAATGGCGTAAGAGCTAGAGATGATAAAGGTCATTATATAGCTGACGATTTATCTACACCTGATATTAATGAAGCTTATGTTGGTGGTAAAAAACCAAAAAAGAAAACAGTCAAGAAAACAGCAGCTAAAAAAAAGGGTAGACCTAAAAAAGCTGCATCTAAGTAAAGGTATAAAATTATGGCAGGAAAAATGAAAAGTAAAATGGGTTACAAGGGTGGTAAAGGCACCATGAAAAGTAAGATGGGCACCAAAGGTGGTATGGTTGGTGGCAGAAAAGTAAAAGCAACTGAAATGGGAGCTGAATCTAATAAACAGTATGTTAAAAAAATGTTTAGTATGGGTATGAATACTAGAATGACCAATGATAAACCTATGGAAAATAGAGGTTATGCTGCAGGTAAAAAAGTTATGATGAGAAGCAAAATGTCTACTAAAGGTGGTATGAAAGGCGGTAAAAAAACTAAGTAGTAAATATGCCTATAAGAAAACAGGCGAAGATGCCGCCTAGGAATAAAAAAAATTTCCGATCTACTAAGTCTGGAGCTGGAATGACTAAGGCAGGAGTTAAAGCTTATAGAAAGTTAAATCCTGGTTCTAAGTTAAAAACAGCAGTAACAGGTAAAGTTAAAAAAGGTAGTAAGGCAGCAAAACGTAGAAAGTCTTATTGTGCAAGGTCTTTAGGACAACTTAAACGTAGTTCAGCTAAAACTAGAAATGATCCTAATTCAAGAATTAGACAGGCTCGTAGAAGGTGGAAGTGTTAATTGAGAAAACGTAGAGACCCTAAAGTAGGAACAGGAAAAAAACCCAAAGGAAGTGGGAGGAGATTATATACTGATGAAAATCCAAAAGACACTGTTAGCATTGCTTTCAGAACTCCAGCAGATGCTCGTAGAACTGTGGCTAAAGTTAAAAGAATTAACAAACCTTTTGCTAGAAAAATCCAAATCCTTACTGTGTTGGAACAAAGAGCAAAAGTCGCAGGTAAAAAAGAACAAGCAAGAATCGCCAAAAAAGGCAAAGAAGCAATAAGAAAAAAAGAAGGTAAATAATGGCAACAAGTGGAACAACAGCATTTACGTTAGATTTAGGCGATATTATGGAAGAAGCTTATGATCTATGTGGTAGTGAGTTGCGTTCAGGCTACGATTATAAAGGAGCAAAACGTGCTCTTAATCTTATCTTTTTAGAGTGGCAAAACAAAGGATTAAATCTTTGGAAGATAGAGCAAGCTACTCAGACACTTACTGCTGGTACTAGTTCATATACTTTAGAATCTAGTGCTCTAGAAGTAGTAGATGCTTTTATAAGAACAGATGCAGGTGATACAGATAAACAGTTTGATCAAAGATTAAACAGAATATCAAGAACAGAATATAATCATCAAGCTGTTAAATTATTAGAATCAAAACCAACTCAGTTTTTTATTGATAAAGGCACAAGTTCTAATAGTATAGTTTTGTGGGCAACTCCTGATTCTGCAGAAACATATACATTAGTATATGACTATATAAAGAGAATAGAAGATGCTGGTAATGTTGCAAGTAATAACGCAGATGTGCCTAGTAGATATTTACCATGTCTAACATATGCTTTAGCTTATAATTTAGCTTGTAAAATACCTGAAGCACAAAATAGAGTTGGAATGATTAAACAAAGGTATGATGAACTTTGGAACGATGTAAGCGATGCTGATAGAGAAAGAGCATCTGTTAAATTTGTTCCTGATATAAATTTATATAGATGAGTTATGCAGTAGGTAAAAAAGCTTTAGGTGATTGCGATAGATGTGGTTTTACTTATAAGCTAAACGATTTACAATACGAAATACAAGATAGTATTCGTAATGGATTAAGAGTTTGTCCTAATTGTCTTGATGTTGATCATCCACAATTAAAAATTGGTGAGGTAGACTCATCTGATAATCAATCATTATTTAATCCAAGACCTGATAGAGGTGAAAAATCATCTACTAAATATTTTGGATTTAATCCTGTATCAGGAACAGGACTTATATTAAGAACAGAAATTGGGAAAGTTAAAGTGAGTACAGGATAATGGCTTGGACATTTACAACATTAAAAACAGCTATACAAGATTATACTAATAATACAGAAACTACTTTTGTAAATAATTTAGATGAATTTATAGTTAATACAGAGGATAGGATACAAAAACTTGTATCGCTTCCAGTATTTAGAAAAAATGTTACAGGAACTTTAACATCAGGTAATCAATATTTATCTACTCCTACTGACTTTTTATCATCACATTCTTTAGCTGTAGATAATAGTGGCTATGAGTATTTACTATTTAAAGATGTAGCTTTTATAAGAGAAGCTTATCCTAATAGTTCTACAACAGGTGTGCCAAAATATTATGCTAGATTTGATGAAGATAGTTTTATTGTTGCACCAACACCAAATGCAAATTTTACTGCAGAACTTCATTATGAATATACACCAACATCTATTACAGCTAGTGGAGATGGAACAAGTTATATAGGTACTAATGCTCCAGATTGTTTATTATATGGTTCTTTAGTAGAGGCTTATACTTTTATGAAAGGTGAGCCAGATATTATGGTTAATTATGAAAAAAGATTTCAAGAGGCTATATCAAGATTTAAAGTTTTTGCTGAAGGTAAAAATACTAAAGATAACTACAGGACAGGTCCTGTAAGACAACAGGTAACATAATGTTTACAGTAGATGTATCAACAAGTTTAGGCAATATTGATGTTAAAACAACTCAAAATAAAGGATTAAGTCCTGAACATTGGACAGAAAGAATAATGGAAAAGTTAATTTCTATTAGTGACAATGCTGATCCAATGGTAAAAGCACAGGCACAAGCTTTTAAAGACAATATGACAAGTGTTGTATTGTTTTATTTAAAACAAGCTATAGCTAGTGATAGAGCTACTGTAGCAGGATTACTAGAACAACAAGGTCATAAAGATATGGCTAAAATTATTAGGAGACTATAATGGCAATTTCACAAGCAATGTGTACATCTTTTAAAAAAGAACTATTAGAAGGAGTGCATAATTTTAAGAATAGTGGTGGTAGCACTTTTCAATTAGCTTTATATACGAGTTCTGCATCACTAGATGCAGCTACAACAGCATATACAACTTCTAATGAAGTTAGTGGCACAGGTTATACAGCTAAGGGTGGTTCTTTGACTAGAGTTGATCCTAGCACTTCAGGCACTACTGCACTAACAGATTTTGCAGATTTAACATTTAGTACAGCTACTATTACTGCTAGAGGTGCCCTAATATTTAACGATAGTGCATCAGGAGACCCAGCAGTTGCTGTATTAGATTTTGGTGGAGATAAGACTTCTACAGCAGGAGATTTTACTATTCAATTTCCAGCAGCAGATGCATCAAATGCTATTATAAGAATAGCTTAGTAGCCTATGGCTAATGTAACTGGTTGGGGTCGAGGGACCTGGGGACAACTTACTTGGGGTGAGCCTATACCAGTTGTCGTTACTGGAGTTGCAGGAACTACTGCACTTGGTAATGAGACAGTAATAGCAAAAGCTTTAGTATCAGTTACTGGAGTAAGTGCTACATCAGCTTTAGGTAGTGAAACTGTAATAGGAACAGCTAATATTTCTGTTACAGGAAATGTAGGTACATCAGCATTAGGCGATGAGGTTATAGCTGCTGATGCAAATACTTCAGTTACAGGTAATGTAGGAACATCAGCTTTAGGTAATGCTATTACTGCAGGAGCTGCTGTTACAGGAGTTTCTGGATCAGCATCAGTAGGAACACTTGGTGATGAATCAGTTTCTGCAGGAGCTACAGTATCTCCAACAGGTTTAAGTGCTACAAGTTCATTAGGAACAGTTAGTACAATAAGTGTTAATATATTATCAGTTACTGGTTTAGTAGGCACAACAGCACTAGGAAATGAAACAGTAATAGCTAAATCAGTTGTTGATATAACAGGAGTATTTGGTACTGGTAAAATACAAGGTGTTAACATTTGGACTATAGTAATTGATAGTCAAACACCTAATTATCAAAATATAGATGATTCACAAACAATAAATTATCAAAATATTGATGATTCGCAAACAGCAAGTTATAGTGATGTATCAACAACACAAACAGCAAATTATTCAGAAATTTCTACTTCACAAACACCAGATTGGAGTGAAGTAGCATAATAAAATTATAAAGAGGAATACACAATGGCAAGTTCATATGTAAATGATTTAAGATTAAACGAAATGGCTACTGGTGATGCTAGTGGTACATGGGGTGATACTACAAATACAAATCTTGAATTAATAGCAGAAGCTTTTAGTTATGGCACAGAAGCTATTACTACAAATGCTGATACGCATACAACTACAATAGCAGATGGAGCAACAGACCCAGGTAGGTCTATGTTCTTAAAATATACAGGTACATTAGATTCTACTTGTACTATTACTATAGGACCTAATACTGTATCTAAACTGTGGATTATAGAAAATGGAACAAGTGGCTCACAATCTATAATTATTAAACAAGGTAGTGGTGCTACAGTAACAATACCTAGTGGTAAAACTAAAGTAATTTATTCTGATGGTGCAGGTTCAGGTGGAGCAATGGTTGATGCTTTTGCTTCTTTAAATTTACAAACAAGTGGAATTATAGAAACATCAGCTTCAATACAAACAGGTCTTATAGAATTTACTGATGGCGATGATGCCATGACTATAGCAGATGGTGGTGGTGTTACCTTTGCACAAACAGCTACTTTTAGTGACGACATTATTATTGGGGATGGCAAAACTATAGGCTCTGCCTCAGATGTAGACGCTATGACTATTGCCTCTAACGGACAAGTTACTTTTACACAAACTTTAATTGGTACAGCTTTAGACATCTCAGGTGATATAGATGTAGATGGTACAACAAATCTAGACGTAGTAGATATAGATGGTGCTGTAGATATGGCTTCTACTCTTAATGTTTCAGGAGCTATAACAGGAACACTTGGAACAGCAGCACAAACAAATATTACAAGTGTTGGAACGCTTACAACACTTACAGTAGATGATATAACAATTAATGGCTCTACTATTTCTGATGGTGGAATTTTAACAATAACAGCAGGAGATGATTTTATAGTTGATGCGGAAGGTGATATAAGTTTAGATGCTAATGGTGGTGATATAAGATTTAAAGATAATGGAACTGTTATTGGTCAATTTACACAAGATGCTAATAATTTTGTTATTAAGTCTGCTATATCAGATGAAGATTTAATATTTAAAGGTAATGATGGTGGATCAGAAATAACAGCTCTTACCCTTGATATGTCAGCAGCAGGTGCAGCTACGTTTAATGGAGCAGTAACAGCCGATGCA